CGCACACCAGAGGCAGTGTACTTGCCAATGGTCGCGTTGTTCTCCGTTGTCGTCGCACTGTCGCCGCCGTCGCCACCACCACCACACATAATTTCTCTCCTACATTCCCAACAAAGATTTAGTCGCAATGTTTGCTTCTTCAGTCAGCCCCATTGGCGAAGTTAAAACATTCTTTGTTTTACTGCTGCGCCTAGCTGCGCGTTTTCTCACCGTATTCTCAGCCGCACGCACCTGAGGATCGTCATCTGGCCTCTCTAATTGAGCCACCTGCGGAACCGGCGGGGGTGTCGGCGCTCTGAATATACACATAGCCTTCTTTCTCCAATCGGGACCGGGTGATCGAATAACAGTGAAACGTCTGCCGGTCCTGTGAAAAGTCTTCCAGGCTGGCCTCTCGGATAAAGCCAAGAACTTCCAGCCATCGATGTGCAACGTGGTGATCGTCAGCAGACCAGCAGTGCAGCCGCACCGCATCAGAGTTGATCAGTTCCTGCGAAAACTCACGCCGAATAAATTTAGTTACCGTTGACGCCACCTCGGGCCAACGGTCTGTTGCGAACATCCAGCACTGCCAGACCTTGGGGAACTGTTCGCCGGCTCCCCACGCCGCAACCGGCTCACGATCCGACAGAGCCGTATATGCTTTGGCGCTGCGGGAAGAGTGCATGGCCAAGTCTTCCGGCGTCGGCCGGAACAGATGCGGATAGATTTCCAGCGCATCCGCTTCCCTCATCCGACGAGCAATATGTGCCACTGACGCATAAGCCGCCGGCGTTATCTCAACCGAATGAGCCATCGCCAGGGTCAATCACTCGCTGCCCCCCGGCAGTCATCCCAGTGCGGGCCATGTAACTCAGGTCCGCGTCTTCGTCGCCATCACGCAAACCAACCGCCAGATACCGGAAGGCGTCACAGGCATGGCTGGACCAATCGTGATTTGGTTTGCTGTTCCAATCACCAGTGCGCTGGTTCATGGTCCGGTGGTAGTGACGCAGCGCCTTGAGGCCGGCGGCACAATTGCTGCGATCGATCCAGCACCTTGGTATCAGCGACCTGACAGCCTCGATGCCGTCCTGGACCGGCAGACGCGCCACGATGGACGGTCTGACGCCGAGCTGCTGCAACATTTCATACCGCGACGAACCAGAACCCAGCTCACGTACCATGACATCAAAAGGAAAAAAGTGCTTCGAATACTGATAGGGTTTGTTCTTCAACTCACGTATGTAGTGATGCAGGCCCTCTCCAGAAGCCTCGTAATAATCTATGATCCTGACTTCGCCCGACCTTGGGTGGAACTGGGCATACCAAATTGCGGTGGCGTCCGACATTCCGAGGTCCCAGGACGTAATAACTTCAAGGTTTGGTTCGTGGGGGACGTTTCCGATTTGCTCCTTGGCATCGATCGCGTCCAGTTGTAGCGACCAGTAGCTTCCCACTAATGCCGCTGACCACGAAACCTCATATTCCTGTAAATATTGGCTCTCGTCCTGCACGATTGCCCGTGCATCATCCAGTTCCTTCTGCGACAGCACGCCGGTCTCAGATGCCGGAAACTTCATGGCGAACCATTCTGGGTCACCTTCTTCCATCCGGCTCAATGCGTGGTCGTAAATTTCTTTGAACTGGTTCTCGCCGCGTGGCGTCCCAATCCAAAGTGCCTTTCCATCTCCGAAGTCTGACAAGGCTGGACGAATTATCTCCGGGTACAGCCGAGCATTCATGTCGGCATATTCATCCATCACGGCTGCTGAAAGCCCCAAGCCGCGCAGAGCATCTGGCGACTCGGCTCCAAGCAGGTAGATCTTTTTGCCATCCGGCAGGTCGCACCGCAGCTCAGCCTCGTTGAACTTCACCTGCGGTATTGAGCCGGCGTATTCCCGGAGCATGGTCCAGGCAATCCGTTTCGCCGCCGAATATGTCGGAGCAATATATGCCCCGACCGCGTTCTTCCGATCGGAGACCAGTATCTCCCGCAGCAGCCAATTGATCGCCATCACGGTCTTACCGAACCGTCGATGACAGACAGCGACAGAAAATCTTTTCTGCTTGCTGTGAAACTCCCGCTGCAATGGCCGCGGCGTGTAGGGGATGACGACCTTATTGTGCTGCAAAGAACATCAGCAGCACTCGCCGCTCCCCTGTGTGTCGGCGGACCATGTGTTCCAGGTCCGGCCCCCAGACGACCAGATCGCGCCATCCCTCAAAGCGGATGTCTTCGCCGGCGTACCGCACCACCAGTTCACCGCCGGTAAACTCGCGAGGATGACTAAGCAGAACCCGTGCCGACAGCACGCACCAATCCATGTGACCCTTGCTGCCCTTGTCGGTATGCCATTCATGGCCCAGAGGCCTGTCTTCAACGCGGCAGTACGCCGGCTGGTCAACAGAAATATCCGATCGATATTCCCGGATTAAATCTACCAGCGGCCAAATGGCGGCGTGACCAAATTCATAGTCGCCAATTTCCAGATCGGCGGCAGTGTCCAGATCGACCGCCTCGGGCTTCAGTATCTTAAACGAGCTTCCCTTTAAGGCGGCGGGTGCCTGTGCCGACTGACCTCGGCGCAAATTTGTCGCGCTGTTTTTGCCGGCGCTCTTCTTCTGGACTGAGTTTTTCTTCTGGGGACGGGGACGGTTCATCTGC